CCCCTCGCTACCACATAGAGGAAGTAACTGGACTTATGGGCACCACAACTTATCAAATTACTGGTAAGCCATTACCTCACCAACATAAGGTGACAGTGGATGTGATGTAGACCATAAGGACAGGCTTCGTATATGATCGCGATATTTGCCTGAGGGAAAGGAGGACTACCTCCACTTCCTGGTTTTCCGATGACCCAACCGGTGAAGACACCGGGGCGGTCACCCGACTAACAGGACAGTGAAGATATCGGACTCTTCGGCACTCTGCTGTGTGCTGAACCCAGTTTCGATAAGTCCTCCACGTTACCTTTGCGTCCGTCGTCCCTTACGACGCCGCGCGGGAGGTGGAGGAACAAATCCTGGAGTTCGTACAGCCTCGCAGTCTTGGGCTACTTCTAATAGTAGACCATCTGAGATGGCCTCACGAGCACCGGGTTCATTCCACTCCACCGACAGTGGTACCGTAACCCCAATCGAGCGGAGTATGTCTTGACCCATCTTAGTCGCTTCTGCGGCTTGGATGAGAAGTTTCATATCTCCACTCGGGGCTACGCCTAACACTGCCGTCACCGGCCTGTCGGACGGGACCACAGGGCGAGACAAGTCTGTTATGTCAAGGTCTGACACTCCCTCTGTGTCATCACACAACATAACAGCCAAGGCTGGGTGACCGTTCTCGATCAGAGCTCGACTGAACCTTAAGTCGACCTCTGAGACGGACTGATCGCTCAGCGGCACTTGTTGACCAGAGATGATCCACCCTTTCAGAAGGGAATCAACTGTGGTTAGCAAGGCCTCTCGCCATCTATCCCAGGACGCGCGAGCCCTTCGAATTCTCCGAATTTCGAAGACTCGCTCGATCTCTTGGAACAACACTCCATCCCAAATGACTATGTCATTTGAGCCTAAAGCGGTGGTAGCCGGACTAAGGTCGGGTGAGCCCAGAAGGAGGACCCTTATAAAGTCCTCTATGGCTGACCATCCGACCCCGCCCCACAGCGCTTGGCGTGAGAACGGAGCTGAAGGACCAGCAATAGAGATCAACAGGTAACGCCACACTCTCTCATACAACCCCAATGTTGTATAAGAGAGATAAGACGAAAGGACCGATGCCAGATCAAACTTCCACCCTCTTGTTAGCATTACATCTATCCAGACTCGGAGTCCAGATAGGTGCAAGCCAGCAAGGGATAAAAGCCGACCGGGAATCCCTGATATCTCATGTCCATGGTAGAAGTGGCGTTTCGCAAACTCAGCGATGCCCGCTCCTACTACTGATTTGGATTGATTTATTTCAACTCCAAACCAGGCCATGAGGTCCAGGTATTCAAGGGCTACGTCTTCTTGTGCGATAACAATATCGTCTCCAAGAATACAGTAGTCTTTGAACAAGCCCTCTAGTCCGACCCTGTGAGCAGCCATTTGGACCACTACATGATGGGATAAGGCGAATGCCGCCCATGATGATAGTGTACCCATTGGTTGCCCACAGTTGTAGCGGTAGCTTTTACCCTTGTGCCAATACAATCTATCAGTTAGTAGGGATAACCAACTTCTAGCTGCACTGACCCCTATAAGGTTGCCCAACACCAAGACCGTGAACTCCGCCGGAAATCTGTCGGTGGCAGCTGATAAATCGTAACAGAACAGCTTGTTCTGTTTATCAGATGTCCACCTGCAGACCCGGTCAGAGGCACGACCTTGGTCCCAGGTTCCGTCCATAGGCAACTGCCTCAGTATCTCCATTAGATACTGGTGTAGTGGCTTACAAACGGACTGGGTAAAGTAATCAGAGATGGCGAAAAGTCGTTTCTTCCCTCCCGCTTCATCCTTAACACCAAATCGTCCTAAGACGAGTTGATGTTCAGGCGTGAAACGTGAGAAAGAGGGACGTACTTTCAACCACTCTGAGCTCAGTTGGGCCAAGGTGACCACTTTCTGAACTTGGGATGGAACGCCCAGGGCTCGTGCCAAGTCTACAAAAGACTGCCACAGCCCGCTCTCCTTAAGAACGAGAGCGTCCCAATGGGCGGCCAACACGCTATGCCCGTTAGGGCCCATACGATTACTTCGGTGAAGTATCGTTGGTTCCTCAACAGGTTTTGCGTAAGGCCTTACCTTCAACCCCTTCAGAGCCGACGAAATCTCCTGCTGTAGCTTCTTCGCCCGCAGAGGGGTTTTGGGAACCCCCCATGTTGACGGATCAGTTACAGTATGAAACTTAATCGGCCCCTCGTGGAAGATCACTCTGGCAAACCCAAATAGTGTCAGAGCTACCCGAATGCACAAGAGATCCCCCCGCAACACTCCTTTCCGGATCGGTCCGGGAAGGATGAGCGGGAGGCCTGCTCTAAGTTTAATAGTAGAGACCTTAGAAGGGTCCCCACTAAGAAACTTGAGCAGTACTCGAGTACATTCTTTGAGGTAGATGCTTACCCCCGGTTTTCCTCTAGAGAAGTGGATCTTATCCACCCTCTGGAAGAAAACAGGGACGGAAGCAAGCAGGCCCACGGAGACTCCCAGAGCGCCTAGGGCAAACTGATACAGTTTGACCCAGGACCGCTCGAATACTTCTGATACTACTGTCTTCCGTAGCATCAGGAATGATGATGTATTAAACATTATTATTTCTGGTGTGAAAGAAGAAAGTAGACCCGATCGAACGGGTGCAGGTTGACACAGGGGCTATCGCACTGCACGCGGTCGGTATGGGGCCGATCCTCGGGCGGAACGGAGGTTTAGCTCAGGTAGCCGGTCCCTTAGTCTCTATCCTGCCTTGCAAAATAGATTCCTCGGAATCGGGTCTAAGGCAGTGACCGCCCCAGGGCATAAACCCTGGGGC